CAAAAAGGTAACAAACGTAACTTGATTGATCCGTACAGGAAACAAGTCACAAAACGAGAGTCTAAGACTCGGAGGTTTGTTACCACTGTATGTGACCGAGTTGCACCAAAACAGGGAGAAATGAAATGGCGACAAAAAGAGCATCCAAAAAGCATCCAGTGGTGGAGCATCCAAGTCCAAAGGCAGATCCTTGGACGATTCACGTTCAATCAAAACTGGTGGAGTTGGAGTCGGTCAAGGCTGCCAGTGATAGGAAATGGGGAGAAAATCGACTGACTACTTTAGTAAGCAGTGAGCTGAGAGAGAAATTTTGGCTACAGAACAGCAGATTGCATCAAGCGATGGAGTCCAAAGATTGGGCGAAGTTCGATTCAAGCGTGGCGGGGATGATCAGGGCGTATGGCGTACTGGATCAGTGGGCAACCGAAGAGGGGTTGGAGCCAGCGTCAGCCATTCCTCGGATTGAGTGGGAAATGCAGAATGGTCAGACTATGGTGATTGTGCGAAGTGTCAACGAGGCAGTGGCCATACAGACTCAGCGTCAGGACTTGGCGAATCACCATATCTGGTCAATGCAAGAGATGGAGGTGTTTATGTCGGACGAGGGAGTTCAGCACTTGATCAAGGCCAAGGCGCTTGTGCCTACAGCTCAAGTCACCAAGTACAAGCATAAGCCTGGCGGGGCAACAGGCTTTGATGACTTTGAAAACGATCTGACATTCAGCGACAATGACACCATGGACTACAAGTTCAACAGCAAACAAGCAGAAAGGTTCAGAGATGGCTCAATTTAAGCTCATAGCGGCATTTATCCGTGAAAAGGTACTGGACATCGTCCAGCGCATTAAAACTGCTTTAAAGGGGTTCTAAGCATGGCAGGAACACCAAAGCGAAGAAAGGATGTCGCTTTTCTCAATGAGATGCCAGAAGAGATGATCTTCAGCATGGTGGAGAGCGGCAAAAGCATTGCAGACATATGCATCGATTTGGGCATAGGTAAGCGTGCGCTAGAGGATTGGATCGAGGAAAACGATCATGGTGCTATGATTACGCGCGCGCGCATGCGTGCTGCCGATCTGATGGCTTGTGACACTATCAAGATCGCTGACAGCATGGCTGACAGCAATCCGCAGCGCGATGTCCAGCGCATCCGCACTCGCCAGTGGCTGGCCGAGCGATGGGATCAGAAGACTTATGGCTTACAAAAGGCGCAGCAGATCAACATCAACGTGCAGGATCTACGCATGGCCGCGTTGCGTCATGTCGAGGTGATCGATGACTTATCCACAGAAAAAAGCCAATGATGCACACATTGCCCTGTGGACAAGTGCAAACTGCCTACGCATTAAGCAGAATCGCTGTAGTTATCCACAATAAAGTTAACATAATGAACATCGTATTAAACCGATTATGTAAGGTTCGTGTAAGAAAGTATATGAATCAATGACTTACAGACGCATCGACCTGTGGATAACTTTGCAGCCGTTTACTGGCCGCCGGCGGCTGGCCGTGGCCGCGCTGACCCCCCCCTTTGATCGCGGCGGCGGGGGCGGCAGCAGCAGCACCTAAACACATATCGCCATGAGCAACCCCACCCCCCTACCCCCCACCGCGACAAAGCCTGTCCCGAAAAAAAATTCGAATGATTTGGTGGTGAATAACCCTTTTGTCGAATTCGTCAAGCTCTACAAAAATAACCCTGTCCTGTTTGTCAAGGAGGTGCTGAACACCGAGCCTGATGCGTGGCAAGTGGAGTTCTTGAACCACATCGCCGCCGGCAACCGCCGCATATCAGTGCGAAGTGGACACGGCGTGGGCAAATCGACCGCGTCAGCCTGGGCGATGATTTGGTATCTATTCCTGCGCTTTCCTGTCAAGGTAGTGGTGACTGCGCCGACATCCAGCCAGTTGTATGACGCCTTGTTTGCGGAGGTTAAGCGTTGGGTCAAGGTGCTGCCTCCTATGCTGGCTGACCAGTTGGAGGTGAAGCAAGACCGCATTGAGGTGAAAGACGCCAACGAAGAGGCGTTTATCTCTGCCAGGACAAGTCGCGCCGAGCAGCCCGAGGCGCTCCAAGGTGTCCACAGCGACAACGTAATGCTGGTGGCTGATGAGGCATCCGGCGTGCCTGAGAAAGTATTTGAGGCGGCATCTGGTTCTATGTCTGGCCACAATGCCGTCACGCTACTGCTGGGCAACCCTGTGCGTTCCAGCGGTTTCTTTTACGACACCCATAATCGATTGGCGGGTGACTGGGTAACCATGCGCGTGTCCTGCGCCGACTCACCCCGAGTCAGTGAGGCTTACATTGAGGAGATGAAAGCGCGGTATGGCGAGGAGTCCAACGCCTACCGCATCCGCGTCTTGGGTGAATTCCCGAGATCGGATGAAGATACTGTCATTCCCATGGAGTTGCTGGACTTGGCGATGAATCGGGATGTTGAGGCGTCACCTTATGCGCCACTGGTGTGGGGATTGGACGTTGCGCGGTTTGGCTCAGATCGGTCTGCTTTGTGCAAGCGCCGCGGTAATGCGGTGATTGAGCCGATCAAGACTTGGAAAAACTTGGACCTGATGCAGTTGACTGGTGCGGTGGTGGCTGAGTTTGAGGCGTTGGCGCCGAGCGACAGGCCAGAGGAGATACTGGTTGACTCCATTGGATTAGGTGCTGGCGTGGTGGACAGGCTAAAAGAGTTGAATCTGCCAGCTCGCGGCATCAACGTGTCTGAGAGTCCGGCAATGGGTGGTACTTACAGGAATTTAAAGGCCGAGCTTTGGTACAAAGCCAAGGCGTGGCTAGAGCAGCGGGACTGTAAGTTGCCCAAAGATGAGTTGCTGGTGGCTGAGTTGGCGACTGTCCGCTATATGTTTACAAGCAACGGCAAGATTCAGATTGAGAGCAAGGATGACATCAAGAAGCGCGGCTTGGCGAGTCCTGACAAGGCTGATGCGTTTTGCTTGACATTCGCATCAGATGCGGTGATCGGCATGATGGGGTCCAAGGCCAGTACCAAGTGGAGTCAGCCGTTGAAAAGAAACCTCTCAAGGGTTGCATAATTCGTTAATTGTTTTTAAAGGGGTATTCAAATGAAGATGACCAAAGCAGCCAAGAAAGTTGGCAAGGTGATGGGTGAGTACAAGTCTGGCACTTTGCACAGTGGCAAAGGCGGCAAGGTAGTCAAGAATCCAAAGCAGGCTATTGCTATTGCGATGTCTGAGGCCAAGTTGCCTATGCGCGGCAGCCGTACAGCCAAGAACATGAAGTCAAAGGGGATGAAGTAATGGCGACACTAAAACGCACCATGGATCAAGCCATGGATCAGGACGAGGGTTATGAGGGCGGCGAAGAGAGCTGCCCCATTGCAACGCAAGACATCACGCTGAATCTGAAGAATCGCTCCAAGGCGATTGAGAGCGCCAACTATGGTCCAGAGAATCCTAAGTTGCCAAACAAGCAATTTTGGATGGAGATGGCGCGTGAGTGGGAAGTTGATCCCGAAGAGGCGAAGATGAGTGTTTGCGGTAACTGCGCCGCGTTCAACCAAGATGACTCCATGCTGGAGTGCATTGCCAAAGGTATTGGCGAAGAGGGCGACCCATGGGCGATGATTGATGCTGGTGACTTGGGTTACTGTGAAATCTTTGACTTCAAGTGCGCGTCCAGCCGTACTTGTTCAGCTTGGGTGGTGGAAGAAAATGAGGAAGAGAGCGATTCTGATGATGGCCGATCCTTACTCACAATCAAGATTGGAACAAAAAATGAAGACTAAGCCAGGGCTTTATGCCAACATCAATGCCAAGCAAGCGCGTATCAAAGCAGGCTCTGGCGAGAAGATGAACAAGGTTGGCTCCAAGGCCGCGCCGTCTGCTGCTGACTTCAAGTTGGCCGCAAAGACTGCCAAGAAGCCAAAGCCAAAGAAGTGATCTCACCGATTTGCATCAGCACAGTACACGGCAAAGGTTTGCGGGTGATGCTCACAAGCATTGCCGAGTATTGTCCCGAAGTGCCTGTCTATTTGCGCGGTCCAGAGTCCATTATTGGCGGCTTTGACGCTGACTTGAAAGTCTTTGGCAAGCCAAGCAATTTTGGTGACGATTACAACGACATCATGGATCGCGCCTTTGCCGATGGGTTTGACTCGGTGGTCTGCGCCAATGACGACATTGTGCTGACCCCCACCAGCTATCGGTATCTGATGGAGGATGTATCTCAATTGATACACGAAACTGGCGAGCCAGTTGGCTGGGTGTCAGCAAGATGTGACGCCGCAAGGCCAGTGCAGAATGTGCGAAGCAATCCCTTTGATCAGCAGTTGCACTACTTCAAGTATCCCTATGAAGATGCCATTGTGCCGATGGAGGTGCTTAGTCCGATTTTTGGTTGGATCGGTAAAGATGCTTGGGACTGCTTTAAGTTCCCACCGCTGAATTGGTATTCGGATGATGTGCATTGCGAAGATTTGCGTGCAGCGGGTTTCCACCATTATTTGTCAAGATCGTATGTGCATCACATTGGCAGTCAAACTATTGGCATGGACGGCAACCGACTGACCCAGCAGGCAGTGCCTTGGATAAGAAAGAATAGACCTCAATATGCAGCCGTCTGGTTTAACTCTTAATCTCGGTTCGGGCAAAGATCGCCGCGAAGATTGCGTGAATGCTGACATTCGCGCTGATGTTGGAGCCGACTGGGTAGTGGATATTTGCAAGCCATTGAATACAGACAAGCTCTTTTTAAAGATCATCGCCAATGATGTACTTGAGCATTTGCCTGATCTAGTCAGCGCGATGACCAACTGCCGCGACCTTTTGGTGGATGGTGGCGAAATGCACATCCATGTCCCTTATGACTTGAGCTATGGCGCGTGGCAGGACCCGACTCATTTGAGAGCTTTTAACGAGAAGTCATGGGTTTACTACTGCGAATGGGCGTGGTATTTGGGATGGAAAGGCAGTAGATTTGAGTTGATGCATTTGGAGATGCGCCTCAGTGAGTACGGCGCAAGCCTAAAATTACCGCAAGATGAGTTGATGCGGCTGCCTCGCGCCGTTGACTCCATGTATGTCGTCCTAAAGAAAGTTCCTTATGAAAACACCCGCATGGCAGCGTAAAGAGGGAAAGAGTGCAAGTGGCGGCTTGAATGCCAAGGGACGCGCCAGCGCCAAGGCCGAGGGCATGAATTTGAAAGCGCCTGTTAAGAGTGGCGACAATCCGCGCAGAGCGTCATTCCTTGCGAGAATGGGGAATATGCCAGGCCCAGAGATGAAAGACGGCGAGCCAACGCGCTTGCTGCTGAGTTTAAAAGCGTGGGGCGCGTCAAGTAAGGCTGATGCGCGATCCAAGGCCAAAGCAATATCTGCAAGGAATAAAAAATGATGAACGAATTACCCATAAGCACCGACATTGGCGCCATTGATCCAATGGATGACACCGAGCTGCAAGGAATTGTCTCTGGCGAGCTGGAGGACGCCGTCAGTTATATCGACTCTGATGTGTCACCGATCCGCGCCAAGGGTACTGAGTATTATCGTGGCGACCCCTTTGGTAATGAGGAAGATGGCCGCAGTCAGGTGGTTGCGATGGAGGTGCGCGACACTGTCAGCGCGATGCTGCCCAGCCTGATGAAAGTTTTCTTCAGCTCAGAGAATGTGGTGGAGTATGTGCCGCGTGGACCCGAAGATGTGGCTGGCGCACAGCAGGCAACTGATTACGCCAACTATGTATTCAGTGCCGACAACAATGGTTTCATGACCACCTATGCGCTGTTTAAGGACTCGCTGGTGCGTAAGTGCGGCATCGCCAAGTATTACTGGGAAGATGTCGAAGAGGTCAAGATTGAGGAATATTCTGGCTTAGATGACCAGACTGTGCAAATCTTGATGCAAGAGGATGCCGAGGTCAAGATCGTTGTCAGTTATCCCGATTCATCAATTCCTATGGATGCGATGTATCAACAAGTTGATCCATCCACTGGCCTACCCATGCAGATGCAACAACCCATGTTGCATGACGTTCAGATCAAGCGAAACACCAAAGATGGACGTATACGTATTATGGCCGTACCTCCCGAGGAGCTATTGCTTGATCGCAGGGCTAGATCGTTTGACGATGCCGGCATCATTGCCCACCGCCAAATGGCGACTGTCTCTGACCTTATTGGCATGGGATATGACCAAGAAGAGATCGAAGAAAACATCAGCAGCACCGACTTGGACAGCAATGACGAGTATTTAGCGCGTCAGCCTTTGAGTACCACCTTTGGCGCCGCAGACAGCATGAATCCCATGCAGCGCAGGGTTTTGTACATCGAAGCGTATATGCGCGTTGACTTTGATGGTGACGGCATACCCGAGTTGCGGAAGATTTGTTGCATGGGTTCGGGCTACACCATGGTGCGTAACTTACCCGCAAGCTACATCCCATTTGTGGACTTCCCTTGCGACCCCGAGCCACACACATCGCCACTGGAAGCAATGTCGATCTTTGACATTACGCATGACATCCAAGAGATCAAGTCCGAAATCATGCGTAATACGCTTGATTCTTTGGCGCAGTCAATCCACCCGCGCACCGCAATTGTCGAGGGTCAGGTCAACATTGATGATGTACTGAACAACGAGACTGGCGCCATTATCCGCATGAGAGCGCCAGGCATGGTGCAGGCATTCAGCTCACCATTCGTTGGACAGGCCGCATTCCCCATGCTCGACTACATGGATCAGATGCGCGAAGACCGCACTGGCATGAGCAAGGCGGCCATGGGACTTGATCCTGATGCGTTGCAGTCAACCACCAAGGCCGCGGTGGCCGCCACTGTCAGCGCCAGCAGTCAAAGGCTTGAGCTGCAAGCTCGCATCTTGGCCGAGGGTATGAAGAAGCTCTTCAAGGGCATTTTGTATCTGATGACCACACACCAAGACAAACCCCGAATGGTGCGTTTGCGTAACGAGTGGGTTCAGATTGACCCTCGCGCATGGGACGCAAGCATGGATGTCAATGTGAACATTGGCCTTGGTAATGGCGATTTGGGTGAGCGTATGCAAGGCTTGACCATGATCGCTGGTAAGCAAGAGCAGATCATGCAGCAGTTTGGCTTATCCAATCCTGTGGTGACCCCTGCCATGTACATCCGCACCATCCAAAAGATTGTGGAATTATCAGGATTTAAGGACCCATCAAGCTATTTCCAAGCGCTGCCTGCTGACTTTCAGATGCCTCAGTCACAGCCTAAACCGACACCCGAAGAGGTGCTGGCGCAAGTGCAGGCGCAGTCAATCCAAGCTGACATTCAGAAAAAGGCTGCCGAGCTGGAATTGAAGCGCGAGCAGATGGTCAGAGATGACGATTATCGAAGAGATCAATTGGCTCAGGACTTAATGCTCAAGAAGTACGAACTTGAGTTAAAGTACGGCGCACAGATTAGCACTGCTGAGATTGACGCTCGGCAGGCAATGGACAGAGAGGCAATGCAACAGCAGACGGCTCTTGTGGAACAGGCGGTTCAAGCTGCCAACCAAGTACAAGCGCCGCCAGTTGAGCAAATGCCACCCATCAACCTTAATGGAATGGTTTAAATGAGCGAAGACGCATTACGCAAAGGCCAAAAGGCTAATCAATTAGCCAATGATGAGGTCTTTTCAGCGATATTGGAAAAGATGCGAAATGATCAGTATTGGGTTTTCGAGTCAAGCAAACCCGAAGAAACTGTCAAGCGAGAATTGGCGTGGTCAATGCTGAAAGCCATTGAAAATTTCAGAATTGAAGTCACCAAGATGGTGGACAACGGCAAGGTGGCACAGCGTGCCATTGAACGCGCAACCAAAAATATTGTTTAATTAGGAAATAGACCATGCAAACAGTCGCACCAACGCCAGCAGGCAGTGCAGTACAAGGTCCAATGAATGTGGCTGAAGCAGCCAATG